GGCCCCCTATGGGCGTTTCCGGAAACGGCTAATCCAAACTGGCCGGCCAGTTGGATGTCCTTGGTGGACCACCACCCGCCAAAAGACGGGTTCCCCATTGTGCAAGGGGATGGCATGCTCGTCTAAGTGGGGTTGCAAGGCCCAAGGCACGAAGCCCGACTGCACTGTAACCAATTAGCCTCGACCTCGCCTCCTCTGGTTCCGAGGGGCCCTCGACGCGGGGGGCATTTTTGGTTTTGTTTGTTGTGGCTGTTTCTTTTTCTTCCTCTGCCTTGGAAGATCATTTTTCCTAGTTTTCTTGGTATTCGGAGCGTTGGAACTACGCCAAGCATTGACAGCACTATCAGCAGCACGTAAGCCGGCTCCCACTAATGGGAACCCTGCAGTATCAGCAACCGGTGCGAAAACCTTAGAGGCGCTTTGAATGGCATCTGCAAACCAGTCACCGAGGCCATTTTCTCGTACCATAACACCAACCGGAAGTTGAGTCATGGAATGAGAAAAGATCTCAAGTGCATAAGGGTCATATTGAGCAGATGGGGTCGCCAACACCATAATCTGAGAATCAGCAGGTGTCGGGAACGTCTCAAGGTATATATTGAAAGAAATGGAAAACGATGATTGGGGAGACAGACCAGTAAACCTAGCACCACAAGTGTGCAGCGGATGGACGATGCACGCAGGTTGAGCATAGGTAATTAGTGTGCCAATGGTATTTTGCAATGGTAATGCAACCAACATGGGGGAGTTATTTACGAGAGCGGTAGTTGGATCGTTAAAAGCGGTGTCAGTGTTCGCATCGTTGGCGTACACCATTGGAGGGGTATAACCAACCATGTGTGGGGGATTGTCCTGACCCACATAAGCACCAACAATATAACAACCCTCTGCAGCTGCCCATTGTCGGGTGCCAGGTATAAGCATTGTATCTGCAATAGAATTAGGGGGGCACTGTACGGGGCATACAGTGACAGAACCTGCATTAATAGGTGCAGGAGTCAATACCACGGTGGTGAAATCCGTCGGAATGTTACTCCCGTTGGACTGACGATATACAAGGGCCTGGCCCTGTCTGTATATTTCTGCAGTGGTGTTGACAACCTCAAACCCTATGCCTACTATCCGCTGGGCACCCTTAGCGAAAGAATCGTCAAGGGTGAGGGAATCAATAAACTGGGACGTCCTGCCGTAATCGACGGGTGTGCCAGCTGGTGCGGCAAAGAATGTGAGACCTCCCAAATTGGTTGAAAGGGCGGATTGAGATAAATCAATTGTGGCTACATTATTAACACGGGAGCCTCCGCCAGCGGCGGTTGACAGCATCGGAAGGCTGTTCAACCACGGCCAAAGGTCAACATATAGATCCCAGTTACCTGTAACAGTACTGGGGACACTAATGGACGCAGTTTGTTTTATCAAACGAACGACAGACGCACTTGTTTCCAAGTCCGGCCATCCTTGCAGATCTTTCAATTGTGTATCATGGAAAGGATCAAGCGCAGCGGTAAGGAAATCCTTACCGGAAGAGGTCAATTGACCGAAAGACACAGCGTTGTCTAAGACCCGCTCTGCTCTAGTGACACGTGTTAGTGACATCTTTAAAGCCATGAGGCCTCGTACGAAGCATGGAACTTGAGGACACTTTTTAAGGTGCGCTCACTATTCTCAGCTGCTTCAAAGATTGACTGCCAACAACGGTCTCTACCTTCGCGATCTTCATACACAATTGGTTTAATTTCGTCACAAAAGAACTTTGTGGCATCCCGCCATTCCTGTCGAATTAGATGGTCGGGGATAGTGATGGGTTGGATGCAAGGCATATTGAGGAGCTCAGTCTCAAGTTCAAGCTGGGATTCAATAGAATAACCGTACAGACGTTCCACAAGAGACCTAGTCTCAGGTTGGGGAACCTCATGTACAATCTTGGTGTTCAACCAGCGACGAGTTTGCTCCTTGTGGTAACTATCCATAGCATCGATAAAACTACTAGGGATTGTTACACCTTCCAACAATTCCAAAATGCGGCAGGAGGCAGCCCAAATGATCGGGACACCTCTGTACTGACATGCAGCGGACATGGCCTTGCATTTGAGGATGCCGTTAAGAAACGGGGTCTTAGCCCCCAAGTATTTCTTACCAGCCCAACCCAAATTAAGCAAGACTTTAATGGGGTCTGTGACCACAACAAAATTGTCTTCACTAAAAACATTGCCACAAAAGGAAGCATCACCGATATGATGGAATGGTATGAGTTTAACAGTCCAACCGAAACGGCCAAACTGGGCCTCAGTGGGCGTTCGTTCTGGCGGATAAAAGGTGCTAATTCCGTCATCGCCTTCAGTGAGTCCTTTCACAACACAATCGTTGAGGCAACCCATAAAACGTAAAACCATCATATTATGAAAAGTATTGCCCAGAGAAGTATTCATCTCCCCTGACATGCGAGTGGCGGCA